CATAGGTCCATTCTTTGACCACAGTTTCAGTGCCGTTGACTTCTTCAACATACTTGATATATTCTAATTGGTAACCGCCATTAGGCTGTCTTGCCCAACGCCAGTCTGTGACTGCCAGGGGATTATACATTGACAAGTAAGGTCTAGCATTCATAGCCTGTTCATCTGCCATGGTAATTGCACCGACATCAGGCTTGGCCACGCAGATCCATACATGTCCAAATACACTTGACCAAGTTGCTACATCTTTCATAAACGCATCCATACTGCGTCCATCTAAGTCAGCATCTTCTAGTATGTCTTCTATGGTATAGTTATTTTCTAAACTACCAAACTCTCTGTGTGGTTTCTCTCTAAACAAGAAACTGATATACAATGAAATTAAACTGCGACATTGATTGTCTAAAGGCGTGTTGTTTAATCTAACTGCGTATTGTGTATCGCTTTCTAATGCATAACGCTGTAGGTAAGCGCCTTCACGATATGCTTGACCACCAGTGTATGAATCAAGAAGAAACTTCCAGCGTAGTTGATTTCTGCTGTAAGTTGTGTTGCCACTTGTTGCCTGCAAATAGGCATTTTGAAATGTTTGTAACTCAGCCATTTATGACTCCAATATGTATATGTTATTTATGCTAGTGCATGTCCGAATGCTCTAGGAACAACGGGTTCTCGTATCTTATCTATTGGGAATAGATATTGTATTGCGTAGGTCAGTGCATCAAACATGTGATCAAATCCTGAATCCTTGTCTGGTATTTGACTGTTCTCTTTGTAACAGAATTGCTGTAAACTTTTTATTGTGTGCTTGCACTTTGGATCTATGTAGAAGCGTGTAGTGTTATTGTCTCTTAAGAAGAACAAACTATTGGCACTGTTGATCCTATCTTTGACCAAAGGATGTTGTCTATGATATCTCACAGTAAATCCTGCGTTCTCTAGTATTTTAATATCTGTGTTGCCATTTGCTGAAGTTTTTCTTTGCACGCCGGCAGGGTCGGGATATATTGTAATAGGATTCTTTGGATATCTATTTCGTATCTCATCTATTAATTCATTGGTGTTACTACTGTTCAGCACAATCTCATCCACACAATGTAGGCCATCTCGAGTTCTTCTCATAACTGTGCAACTCATTGGGTTCACGTTGAAGTCAGTGCCTAGTATAAGTTGTTCGTTGGCATTTATTTCTTCTGCAGGTTTTATGTTATGCTGTCCAAAACTATAAGCAATGATACCTGAGAAGTTCTCAAATGTAGCAAGAAACTCTTGACTGAATGTTCTAGCATCTAAGTCCTCACGAGCCTGTGCTACTTCATCTTCAGGAACATTGCCACCATCCAAGGTAGTAAACTGAAAGCTCATCCAATTGTTTCTTGTTGTATGGTTATCATAGATGTCTTTGAACCAGTTCATACCTTTTGGTGTTCCTAGGAATAATGCGTGTCCTCCAGTGTCCGCAAGCGTGGGTCTTAGAACGGAATACCAAGCATCACTGTCAATGTCAGCGGCTTCGTCTATACAGATAAAGTTCAGTCCCACACCGCGCAGACTATCATAGTTATCAGCACCGCGTAGAGATATCTCGCTGCCGTTGACCAACTCCAATGTGAGATCTTGTTCATTTACTTTCTTAACCCAATTGATACTTAAAAGTTTCTTCTTTAATTTCTTCCAAACAATCTGCTTGGCCATTCTATATGTTGGTGCAACATACCAAACACGCTGTTCTGGCTTTGACGCATACTTGGCTAGTTCACGGATTGCTAAATGCGTCTTACCAAATCTTCTTCCACATACTGCCACCCTGAATCTAAATGGTGCGTCGGCTATAAGTCTTTGTGCTTTACTTAACGCCATTTAGTTCTTTATATTCTTCCTGCATGTCCGCCAATTGTTCTTCGCTGGGTTTGTCATCTTCATCATCTGTGAATGGTAGAACTTTTGAATTGTCTGTGACCATACCATCACTTGTCATACCCAACATATTTTTTGCCAAGAAGATTTGAATAATAGCATTTCCGTTAACGCAGGCATTTTTAAGCATTGCCCTACGCAAACTGATCTTTACGGCTTCACGCCCTTTTAACAAATAGTCCGCAAAATTATATCGTAATGTATCTTCTTTAATACCAAACCAGTTAGCAATGTCTCGATCAGTGCAGCCCAATGCAGCCAAATCTTCTACTTCTTCAGGTGGCACTACCACTTGATTACGCCCCACAATCAAGCCATGAACTATTTTGGTGCCTTCTTGAACTGCCATTAGAAAAACAATCCTACTATTTTGTAAACTGCTATTGCACAGCCAATGAAGAACGCACCTGCAAGCAAACCATTTACCATACGGAAGAATCGTATTTGTTCTTCTACCAATGTTAGTTCTTTTTCTGTTTGTTCGTTTAATTTCATAGTGCGTCCTTTAATGCTCGTAGTTGAGCATGTGTTAGAAACATCTCAAACCTATTTTCAAATATACTTTGGCTTTGTATCTGTATGTGCCAAACACTTGTGGCTTCAACCCAAGTCTTTTTTAGTCGTAGGCGATAATCTTCTTGATTGATAATATCAAATTCTTCTCGTGGTGCTTGTCCGCCATAGACAAAGAATGCTCCGTGTTTACTCATATACTTATCACTTTCTTATAAAATCTGTCTAACACTGAAGTCCAGGGTGTCAAACTCTGTGTTTAACTTTTCAGCAAGATTCTCTGCTGGTGCGGCATTTGTAAACACTGACTTGGGATACTTGTTGATGGCACCTGATATGCAGAAGTATCTTTGTTTTAAATTTATGGGTTGATTTTTATACAACACAGCGTATAATTTTGTCGCGGCTAGGACATCAATGCCAGTGCTATCTGTGTATTCTTTAGTTAACAATATTGTTGGCGGGGGTCTTGACATCACGGTATCCTCGTTAACAATGTGTCTATTTCTGGCATGGCAAGTTTTGCTAAAATCCAGTTTTGTTCTTCCCAGTATATTGCGTAATAACTCCATTCAAAACTAAAGCGCATGTCGTGGGCAAATCTCTTTGACACTTCTTTTAATCTTAGTTCTGTGTCTTCATCCATGCTAGCAAATGCGTATTGTGGTATGCGTGTTTCAATTATTACCATGGTGTTTTTTCCGGTCTGTTTGTGGGCAGTAGTTCAAAGTGATGTGGGTTTACACAGACCTGATTAGCACACTTCATTGTAACTTGATATGGTGTGACATCTTCATTGGTTTCGCTCATGTATACTAATCTACGGGCCTGCGTCATCTGTTGACGGAATTCACCAGTGTCAGGATCTTTTTTGAAAGCACCCATGAGTGCACCGCTGGGACTCATTGCACCGCTGTATGGCCAACACTCTTCTACGTCCAAGCTGACTTCAATTTTACTCCATAGCCTGTCATTGTCCCAACCCCAAGAACCTACTTCTTTATATCCGGGTTTTTTTCTATGCCATCCACGTTTTGCTGGCATTATTCCTGCTCCTGTTCTTCTTCTAATACTTTCGCTTGATACAAGGCATGTAATTCTGGATTTGTAGCCAGTAAGTGTAAAATTCCAGCAGCCATGCAGTCCACTTGCTGTTCAGTTAAGTGCAGGTTCATAGTCATTTCAATTAAATGCACCCATTCATGTGTCAGTGTTTGTAACATAACACTTGCGGGTAGATCTGGATCTATGATTATAGTGTTGGTTGTGGGATCACATAGACCCAATGCATCTTGTAGTTCTTTTGGCTTTGCGGCTCGTATTGTCCATAGTTGGCTCATAAATTCAATCTCCATATCAGTCATATCTTTTCCTTTGTTTTATTTATCTCTGTTTATTAAAATACTTGTTTTATAGATATCTTACTAAGTCCTAAAGGACTTAAAACTCATCAATCACTACGCTGTCGCTTCGTTCATTGACTTCGTTTTTTTATAAGTTATATCTGTCAAAGGCAAATTATAGATTTACTTAGAAGTAGATAAGATATTCTGAAAGATTTTGAAGCCAAGACGGGACCGACACACGGGTCCCAATCTTATGACATTCTGATGAGTTTCTCCACCTGTCTCGGGTATAAGTATTTTACCGCAGTGCTAATGGGCTCTGTGCTTTCCCAACTTATCACGATACACTTTATGTGCTGTAAGCCTCGTCCCTTGTGCTTACATTTTTATAGCGCGGTTTTTCGTATGCTAACATTCATACTATAGTAATGCTTGACTCACTTCCATTTCTCAGGATAGTTGGATTTACCAACGGGAGTGCCTTACTATGTCATGTGTGCGATGTCTCATGTCGCCTTTTCCACAGCAGTATTATAAACTGGCCTGCCAACCTTGGGTGTTAGTTATCTTATTTGGATTGTGTGCTTGGTAGCGTTGTTTGCCTGTGTAGTATTTATGTCTTGATTCATAAATCCAAGACATCGCACAAGCGTTTCAGCACTTGATCTTTGTCTTTTTGGATCAGCACAGGTTTGACTCGACTGTCTGCATTGATCAATGGTTCCTGACTTTTGTTCTTATAAACAATGGCTCCATCTTTGACTTTGTATTTTAAGTCATCAATGATAATGCCCCAACCTCGTTCTGTTAGATCAATGATCTCTGCCCATTTTTTTGCATTCTTATTGTCTGGATCTACATAGGTGTGTGCTATCTCACCTTTTGAGTTTACCAATGTGACTTCTGTGTAGTCTCCGCCATAACGACTTTCCTTGTCTGCTGTAGTCATTACTACCCACGGACCTGTTGCTGTTTGAACTGCCATATACATCCTTTCAATCATGTTATTTGCCTTCTAATGTATTTATCATTATACATTAAAAAATGGTGTTTATCAAGTGATAATTTAGCCAAAAAAAAAAGCACCAGATATGCCCTGATGCTTTTTAGTGATAAAGCCCATTGCAGGTTTTATCTTATAGCAGGACTTTTTAAGGTTTACTTTGGCAAATAACGTTTAAGGAACACATATGAGAGTATGTTGTTTTGCCTGCTACAATACTTATTTATACAGTGTTGTCTTAAATTCATCATGTTATTAAATAACAGTCACCTCAAAGTTTTTCATGAACTCTGTATACATTTCCGGAGTTGGAAGTTGATCAAAACAATTTTTAATTAATTCAAGTGTTTGACTATTAATTTCCCAACCCATTGCATCTGATTTATAGTTTGGTTCTCCAAAATGTTCTACCATTATTTCCAATGTCTTATGAGCAAGTTTTGGAGACATTTTATTCAAAGTATCAATTGTAATTGTTAATAGTAATTTCATATTTCTTTTCCTGTTAGCAAAATATATTCTTCTTTGGAGATGTAACGATATTCATTTTTACGAATATTAATTCTATTTCTAATTGTATTAGTTGTAACTTTATGAAAAGTTGCCGCATCATAAACAGTTTTAAATATTCCACTTGGAGTTATAACTGATTTAGATCCAAGTTCTTCTTCAGCAGTTCCCAACCATTTAAATCCTAAAGGTGTTAGTCCTTGAAATGTTACTCCTTTTGCTTCTAATTTTGGTTTAAACCATTCTTTAACCCTTTTACCATTAATAAAGTTTTTGATAGATCCTTCAGCAACATCATAGTATTCAGCGGCTTGATAAAGTTTATCAAAAATGCCAGCAG